GTCCGAATACTGCCAACCATATAGAAACAGTCTTGGAGAACAAAGCTCCAAGTAAATACATCCCACAGATGCAATGCCAAATGGCTTGTACAGGCGCGAAATGGTGCGACTTTGTATCATTCGACCCTAGAGTGCCAGAGGACTTGCAACTGTTAATAGTGCGTGTCGAGAGGGATCAGGAGTATATCGATGCGATGGAAGTAGAAGTAAAGCAGTTTTTAAGCGAGGTCTTAGACCTATTTAACCAACTAAAAGCGAGGCAGTCATGTACGAAATGAAAGATGGTAGTTTTAGCCTATTTAAGAACGACAAAAAGCTCACAGAGAAACACCCTGATTATAAGGGGTCGATTAAGATTAACGGAGTCGAGCATTGGTTTGATGCCTGGCTAAAAGAAGGCAAGAAGGGGAAGTTCTTATCGGGTCGTATTGGAGATCCGAAACAGAAAGGTTTTACTCCCAAGGGCGATGATGAGATGCCTGTAAAAGACGATGATTTTGCTTTCTAGGGAAAAACCATGAAAAAGATTGCTATAGGAGTAGTAACTTATATGTTACTAGGTAGTGCTTATGCTTGCCAAACCACCACTATAATTGTGAATGGTAAGGTAACTATTTGTACTGTTTGTGGTACTGTAGTTAGCTGTATGTAACCCCCGATGAGATCGGCATTAGTAGCGCAATGCTACACCCTTTCAAGGAGTGCCACCCCCCTTCCGATCAGGGTGGCTTTATGACCTTCCAAACAGACCTACAGAGGGGTTTGGAGATAGAAGAAAGGGTCTTGGCTATCCTACGCAAGAAATACCCTTGTGCGACCCTTGTAAACGCTTTTAAGGGGTACGATATATGGATACCAGAGATAGATAAGGCAGTAGAGGTGAAGTTTGACCCGATGAGCCAAAGAACAGGCAATATTGTGGTCGAGATAGAGATGTATGGGAAAGACTCAGGGCTAATGGCTACCCAAGCTGATTATTGGGTATTTTATGATGGACAGATGTTTGTCATCATGCCGGTCAAGCACATATTTAAGTGCATCTTCCTGAGTAAACTACAGTATGTAGAATTTATAGGGGAGGGGGATAGTCAGATCAAAAAGGCTTTCTTAGTAGATAAGAACACCCTGTTTAAGTACGGCAAGATATTATGAAAGGTATAAGGCTCTTTCGTCTTTGCGCCTAGTAGTAAGTCCTTTTAATTCCTTACCGCCTGCCTTGTTCCATTTTAAGAACTCCTCGGCAGCACCCTCAAAATCACCTCGATTGTGTTTCATCCGAAGGGTAGAATTTTGGAGATTACCGAGTCCAACATTGAAGGCGAAAGACACAAGTGCGCCAAACCGACCAGTAGTAAGCCCACTAGGACATAATCGTTGTACTCCGCTTTCAAACCGCGCCAAATCCTCTGCCAGTAGTTTGTCCACTTCTGCCATAGAGAAAGTTCTGTTCCACCCATCGGGGATTGGTAAGTTTTTTCGTTCTTCAAGTTTCACCCTTATATGGTTAGGATCAATAACTCTTCCGATCCCTACAGTCCAAAGTAAAGCTGGACACCGATAAGGGGTAGTTCTAACCCCCTCATGGTGCTTAATCATCTCAATGACTTTATGGTCAATCATTTCTTAGCAAAGGCTTGCGTACCGAACCAAAAGGCAATAATAGAGGCAAGAATCTGCATCTCATCTGCATCAAACACCATCGGGATAGCTTCTGCAAACGCTACTCCGCTAGACCACGCCCACGCGATAGAGGCAATGTCTACGATGATTAATAAGAAAACAAATAGGTAGGTAACGACAGGGCGAACAGAGGCTCGTAGGTTAATGATCCATTGGCTTGCACCTTTACCGATTTCTATATCGTGTTGGTACATCGCTGTTCGTTCTTGTGCCTGAGTCTGCATTTGTATTTGGTCTGTACGGATCTCCTCGACCCTAGCCTGTGCTGCGTAGCCTCTTTCAAGCATTTGGAGTTCTCTCTCCGTTTGCATCTTGGCTAGTTCTAGTTCATGGGCTTTATCGGACTTGTCTTGAAAGAAGTCTAAGAGTTTAGGTAGTCCACCCATTAGGAAGGACAAAGCTGTAGAGATTAGTGTAAACATTATTTACCCTTTATGACCCCAAGTAAGATACCAGGCAATGACTGTAGCCAACGCATAGCACATATACATAACTCTACGCACTTCTGCCAAATCTTTTCTAAATTCATTTTCAATTTCTTTCTCCTGTTTTTCAATCTTGAGCTTGATGTTTTCTACTTCTGACCATCTTTTCTGACCATGATGTTTCACAAAGTCTTTCTTGACCTGTTCTTCTTTTAGTCTGATTTCTTCTTGTTTTTGCCATTGGATCATGGCTCGTTTGAAATACTGCTCTTTTACTACTTCTACTTCTCTGATTTGCCTTCTGCGTTCTAAGGCTTTTTGTTGTGCTACCGAGGCTGCTTCTTTCTGGACATCCTCGATAGACGATCCGATAGCTTTACCGGCTTCTTTTCCTGTCTTTACGCTTTCGCTAAATGACTTTGCACCCTCTAAAAACCCAAATTGATCGGACATAGTTCATAGGCTTAATTTAATTTCAAAACAAGAGAAAGTAGTATGGCAATAATAAAAGCAGTAGAACCCATTAGGATCTGTTCTAAGCGTTTTAGCCTAGCGTTGATCCCTGTATAGCGTTCAGCACAGACTGCCTCATGCGCGGATAAGGCAGCCTCGTTCTTGTCAATCAAATCGGTCATGGCAAGCTCGCTACATACGCTTTAGCTTGTTCGGCTGTCATCGTGTTCCCATCCGCATCTTGAAGTTGGGCTTCGTCAGCAAGGATTTCTTTCTTAAAGTTTGCGTAGTCGGTATTGGCTGGGTCGAATGGGATAAATGCGTTGTCTGATAAGCGAATAACATTATCAATGTTGACAGTTAAAATACTTTTGTTTAGTTTATATATCATAATTCAATACTCGCTATTACACTAGCCGAAGCTAAAGCAGTATTAGTACAATAAAAACCTTCAGTATTTGCATTAATATCAGAAGCTACTCCGCCGACTGGGGTTACTGTAACAGTTGGAGATGCTCGCATAGAAACCTTAAATTGAAATGAATTGTATGAACTTGCTGCAACAACGAAAGATTTGTCATCTGGTGTTTTGTAAAAATACCGCTGACACAAAGCAAATTCAGTTCCATAAGGTCTGTAATCAAAGCTAGTAGCTGTAGAGCCTACCTCTAATTGCACACCAGTAATGTAGAATGTTGCTCCGCTTGTGCCGACTACGGATGTTGCACCTGTGGGTGCGGCATAAAAAGTTCCAGCCCATGCACCAGTAGTTCCGCTATTTGTTGCACCTGAGCCTAGATTAAAAAATAGACAAAGCCCACGACCATTTGTGGTCAACCAAGTTCCTGTGGTATCACCAGCAATGGTTACAGACTTTTGTTCAAAAGTATTTGCAGAAGAAATAGTAAAACTGAATGGGTAAGACCTATTACCAGCATTATTAAATATTGAACCACCAAAAGTTCCAGTTAAAGAACTGCGCACCCAAAAAGATAAAGTAACTGTTTTAGCATCTGCAGTTCCCCATCCTAAATCTGTGCAATTTAGTCCTTCAATATCTTGCCTTATGCCAATAAAATCGGAAGATGCAACGGAATAAGCAGAAGTTGATGTAACTAACATAGAGTTAATAAACCCTACTGGTGCAGTAGACGATTGTTGCATGGTAAATTTACCATCAGGAACGCAGCTTGCTTTCCATCTATCTAAACCATACACGCTATCGTTTCCAGTAACAGTACCGCCTCGCTGGTCAATCACCATCGCACCATTGATGATTCTGTTCTTCATGTTAACAAAACCATCTAATCCTAGGTTTGTTCTAGCCCCTGCTGCTGTAGATGCACCTGTTCCACCATCTGCTATTGCTAGGTCTGTAATGCCTGTTACAGAGCCACCTGTAATAGTTGCACCAGAACTAGAGAAAGTATTGGCTGTTAGGCTTGCAGAGACTACTGTTGCTCCGCTAAAGGTTGTTGCACCTGTAGCAGACAATGTAGAAAATGCACCTGCTGCTGTAGTTGTGCCACCAATAGCAGAGTTATTGATGGTAGCACCAGTAATAGTTCCACCTGTTATCTTAGGTGCAGTCATGGTATATGTACCATCCCGAATACCATCGCCTACATCTCGGATCTGCGCCATCATATCGCGCATAGTATCGTTTACTGCTGATGGCAACATTCCCTCTGGTGCGCCATCTGGCGGTGCTGCTGTGTTATTAGCAGGGGTTAGAGAATATTTTGTATATGCCATGATATGTCCTTAATTTTACTATTGTTCTTCGTCAAACGATTTAACAACTTGTTGAAGTTCTGTAAATGCCAAACCTATTTTTTTACGATCTTTTCCAGCTTTTGCTAGTTTTTCTAATGTTTCTACACCATTAGGACTTGTCATTGCTTTTGCAATTTTTTCATAATCTCGACCATAAAATATGCCTTGATAAAGATTTCCAATAGCACCAGGTATGTTTCTAAAGCTCTTGCCTAATAATCCTATGGATTCTTCTGTCAACATACGTTTTTCGGCTGTTGGCGAACCAGCAGGAAGTCTGCGACCTTGGGCTTCTAAAACATCTAACATGACATTTAAACCTTTTACCGCCTCAGATCCTTTTGTTCCATACACTTCTCTATATGCAGCTTTGAGGTTTTCTTTTTGAGTGGTATTTTTAACAATGGTATCTGCAAACCTAGAACCAACAGTACCTGCTTGTCTAGATGCAGCCCTTTGTACACCCTCTAAGGATGCTCTCATGTACTGATTTAAGAACTCTTTTGGTAGATTTGGATCTGACTTAGCCATAGCTTGCATAGTTCTTGCAACTTTGTCAGGATTTAAACCAGATTGTGCAGGGTTTGTAGCAAATACATCACCAAACTGTTTAGCAAGTTCATTTGTTTTAGCTAATTCTGGTATTGGAGACTCAATAATAGGAGCTTCAAACTTTTCTCTAGTTGCCTGATATTGCTCTCTAGCTGGCTTATAAGCATTAATTTGATCGTCTGCTTTTTGTAACAACTTTCTACGAGCATCGTCATAGGCTTTCATTTCGCCTGTAACTTTGCCTTGAGACACACCAGCTAAATTACTATATTTATCAGATAAAAACTGTCTCATTGCTTCAATTCGAGCAATAGAGTTTGTCTCATATCCTTTTAATAGGTCTTGGTAAGCAGGAATATTATCTACAGCTTTAGATGCCTCTGCAATAACAGCAGATTCGTTCTCAAGATTTTTCATCCAAGACTGAGGTATTTTCTTTTCTTTAATAGCCTCAAATGCTGGAGATGCTTCTTCTGTAATTTGTTTTTGTACAGCCCTTTGTTCTTTTAGTGCTGCTTGTTGAACCTCTGTACCCATCTTTTGTCTTGTTGTCATTGGGAATGTTTGCTCAAGAGTTTCTTGAGTTTGCCGACCTCTTGTTCCCATAAACTCAGCCATGGTTGGAGCAGATCTTGGAGTTCCTTCTACCTGTCTTTGGATAGATGGTAATGTAGTTCTACCTTGTGCTGCCTGTTGCATAGCTTCAAAAGAGGTTACTGGCATACCCATTTCAAAAGATTGTTGCTGTAATCTTTGTGCTGCCTCTATTTCTTGCGGGGTCATGCGTTTTGTAGACTCTGCATACATTCTTTCTAAAGGAGAACGCATTACAGATGGAGCAGATACTAATGGTGCAGCTACACCTCCTACCATACGAGCATAAGGCTCTAGGTCTGTACCTCTAAATGGAAAGGCTAATGATTCCTCTCCACCAGCAGATAATAGTGATGGCAATACAGCGCCAGGAACAGGAGCAGATACTACATTTCGTACTGCTGTCTGTGCTAATTGACCAGGAAAGCTCTCAGCCCTCTGCATAGGGATATATTCACCAACAGCCTTTTGCATTTGTACTGGTGTGGGCAATGTACCAATTGGTCTGCCTGCTCTAGTTTGCTCTGGAGTTCTTTTTTCTCCAAGTGATCCATAAAATGCAGCTAAAGGATTTAATCCTGCTTGGGAAATCTTTTCTGCACCTAACTGTAGTCCTTCTTGGATAAGTGCTGGCAAGCCAAGAACACCTGTAACACCTTGCACAATAGGCAAATTGATCTTTGCCAGTCCTGTTTCTACATCGCCTCTTTCTGCAAAAGGTTTTATCTTTGTGTCTCTTGCTGGCAGACCTTCTGCTGATAATCTTTTGTCTATGTCTGATAAAGATGTAGTAATATCAAACATAGCCTCTGTGCCATCTACTAGCTTTATAATTTTTGCATTTTCAGCCATGCTTGTTCCTATTATCGTGTAGGTGTAGGTGTTCTTAGGTCTCGTCTTTGTGTAGATCCAGCTTGACCTATAAATGGCTTAAATTCTTCGCCTAATACAGATCCAAGACTACGATCATATTCAACAATTGCTTGTGCGCTATATTTTTTCTGTCCAAATAATTCTCTTGCTTTTTTCTCAATTAAAGCATCTCTTTCAGCAAATGCTTGTAATCCTTTAGCCATTAACGCACGACCTTGTTCTGTATTTGCCAATGATGGGAATACAGACAAATATGCTTTAAATTCTAAATCAGATGTAGAACCAGATCCAGCAGCCCTAACTTGTGTAGCTGCTCTTGTTTGTAATGCAGTTGCTAATGCGTTTGCACTTGCTGTCTCGCTAGGCAAATTAAGGGCTGTTGCAAGATCTGCTCCGACTTTAACTGCAACACCACCGCCTTTGCCTTTTAATAATGTATCAATAGCTGCTGCATTACGAGCAAACTCGCTTGCAGAAGTAGCTTTAGCAGACATTGCAACAATTTGTTGTGCATCTAGTTTGTCTAGTTCAGAATCGCCTTTATCAATTCTTACTAATTCACCTCTACTAACTTGATTTATTTTTCCAGATGAACTAATTTGGAATGATTGGTCTTGTGGTAATCCAAATGCTTTCTTTTCTTCTGCTGATAAAGGTCTAAACGATTCTTTTGGTTCTTTTGTCATTAACTTAGCAGCTTCTACAGGATCTGTTACAGCAATAGCTTTTATAAGTTTATCAATATCTAGTTTTTGAACAGTTTTTCCAGTTGGCATTGTTAATGCTGACATTGTTTCAGCAGTCGGCATTTCGCCTGTTTCTGTAGGAACAACACCATATTGAGGAACTTCTGTAAATGCACCTCTAGCCATCTCCTGTGCTTGTTTCTTACGCTTATATTCCTCTAACTGCATATTAGTTACTATCTGCTTTAGATTGCGATCAAACGACTGTTGATAACCTTCTAGACCTGCGCCTAATGCACCGCCTAGTATTTGTCCTGTACTAATAGGTTGTCTTGTTTGTCCAGACGAACCTAGTAAAGCAATAGCAGCGTTTAGCAAGGCTGATTGGTTAGCACCAGACTGCATCCTTTGTGTTTCAGCAGGACTAATAAACTGAGAATAGTCTGGTTGTTGTCCGAATAAAGCTGATAGATCAATTGCCATAATTTATCCTAGTAAAGAATTTGGATTTCTTGCTCTTTGTAGAGCCAATAAGTTATAAATGCCAGAGTAATCAACTGCGCCTTGTGGCATCTGTGTTCTACCGCCCATCTGCATTTGTGGTGCTGCTTGTGGTTGTTGCTGACCACCACCTAATAAACCACTTGCACTTCTTAAACCTTGTATGGCTTGCATAGGGGATATTGTTTTAGGTAATTCTTTTGCTGCTGCTGCAATCTCTGCATCTATAGCAGCCATTTCCGATGGAAGTGTATTAGCTGGTACGGCATTACCTTCAGGAGTTAATGTTACTTCTCTAGAATAATCTGTTATTGGTGCGCCTTCTGCCATTGGCAGTCCTGCTAATACATCACCACTTGCGCCTGATGTACCTAATGCACTTTCACCTGTTAACCCTAATTCTGCTGCTGTGGCTGCATCTAACCCTACAAATCCTGATCCACCTAATAAAGTAGTTCCTGCTGGAATCCCTGTATTTGCTGCGCCAACCATGCCTGCTGTAGTAGCACCTTCGGCTAATGCTGCTGCCTCTAACGCTGCTGCTGCTTCGGCTGATGCTGCTGCTGCCGATCCTGCTGCTGCTGCCTCTGCTGTGGTTGCTCCTGCTAATACTGCTGCATCTGCTGCTGCAACATATGCTCCTGCGCCTAATGCTGTTAAACCAACAGTTACCCATCCACCAGGTATTTCTCTGTTAACAAAAGTATCTACTTCTGATAAACCTTGCCCTATAGCTGGTCCAGGATCTATTGATGCTAATGCTTCTCCGACTCCACCGCACATAATTAATCCTTTAAGTGTTTGACTGTATTAAAGCCAACAGTTTTATAACCTAGTCTCTCATAAAACTGTCTGGTTTTATCCATGTCTACTGCTGTTGTCTGTCCTAAATGCAGATCATCTGCACCCATTTCTTTAGCCCATGCTTCTAGTGATTTTACTAGTTTAAGTGCCACTCTACTACCTCGATACTCAGGTAAAACAAAGAACCCTAAATCGCTTACTCGCTTACGATTACTAAAAAAGTATTCATGCGCTAGACCAGATATAAACCCAACAATTCTGTTGTGTTCTATTGCGATAAAGCCAACTGCATTAGGGTTCTTGTACAACTGTAAAATCTTGTGCTTTTCAGGTACTGCGTAAGAAA